TTTTAATTTTTCTTTACCTTCTGTAAAAATAGTGAATGGTTCTCCAATAGTCTTTACCCAATGTTCTAATTTTTTATCATCTTTTGGTATGGGGATATATGTTTCATTAATATCTGTTGGTGAAATATGAACTTGAATTGAACCAGTATTTTTAAAATCTAAATGTTTTTTAGCATATTTACAAAAAACAAAATAAAAATAATTTAAATTAATTTTAATATTTCTTAGAGCACAATTTCTTTGATTTATATATATATTTAAATTCTTATTGGATAACGCTGCTGATACTATAGAACCTTCTTTTCCTGTCATTGAAATAATAATATCATTTTTTTTAATTTTATATTTATCATTAATAATTTTTTTAGTATATGTATCAATTGTATCTAAATTAAGTATATTATTTTTAAGATCTTTAATTTTTAAAATAGGAATTCCTGTATCTGTAAATTCTGTAGATTTAAAAGCAAAACCACAATCAATATCACACAAGTCCCCCAATTTTACCAATGTATAATCATCTGAACAAGTTGTAATTTTAATATCATATTTTTTAGAAGAAAGAGAATATTCTTGTTTTTCATTAAATCCTTTTGATTTTCCTTTCTTTTCTGTTTTTGTAATATGACTTAATTGTTCATATGTAGCAGAACAAATTGGAACAGGATAAGCTTTTCCTTCAATATCTCCTTTCTTTGCTATTCTAATTAATTCTTGGTTTTCTTCACAAAAAACAAATTTATCTTCTTCAACTTTATCTACTTTTAATTCTAAAAATTCTATCTTTTTAGTTCTTTGACCATTATTTACAAAATGAATAAGTGATGTTTTTGTTGTTGTATTTTCAAATTCATCACTTGGAACACTTACAACTCTTTTAACATCAAAGTTATCAATTAAAGCTTTTCTAACTCCTGAATATTTACTATCAAAGAATACTCCCTCTTTTAAAACAGCAACAGCCGTCCCTCCTTCATCCAGTAAATCCATTATATGAATCAAAGAACATGATTCTTTGTCATTACAATTCTTCTGTAATCCATATTTAATTATCATTTCCCTAATTTGATCACCACAACTTTTGAAATTAACTTGTTCTTTTTTATTTTTATCAATATCTTTTTTAATATTTCTCTTAATTGTTTCAATTTGCTTTTTAACCCAAGGTTTATCTTTATATTTATCTTTCTTAAGTTCATTTAAAATAGCTTCACCATCTGCTGTTTCTGGTGATTTTGTTGTTTTATCTCCACCATATGGTGGATTTGCTAAAACAAGGTCTTTCTTTTCATATCCTACCTTGAATGAATTTTGATTTTTGAAATTATGATCTCTATTAGGGAATTTACCAGTAATGGCAAATACTTCTAAAGCTACACATTTAATTACATCTTCACTTATATCAAAATGATAAATATTATCTACTTCTTCTTGTGTCCATTCTTCTTTATTAAATCTATTAATATAACTTAGAGTAAAACCTCCAGAACCTCCATATGGATCAACCATAGATATTACTTTACCCTCTTCAAATATTCTTTGATCTAATAAATCCAAACTATATTCGCTAATATGTCTATCTGTAAAATGTTGACCTAATTCTGATTTTTGATCATTACCACCATTATAACCAATAAAATATTCATAAACTTTACCTTTTAAATCTACAATATCATTACCCTTGTCGTCTTTCTTAATATTTTCAAATAAGTTTTCTATTTTAATAATTAATTCTGCATAAGTCTTGCCAATATTAAATAAATTAGTTGGTAATTCATGAAATAATACTTTTGTTTTTTCATTATCAAACAATTCATTGATAGTTTCGTTTTTTAGAACTCTTAGTAATTCATTATAATCATCTTCATTTTTACAAGCCTTTGCTTTAGCCAGTAATTTAGAAAATCTACATTCATCTCCAATTTCATCTAAAATAGGATTTTCATATTTTTCTAATAATTTCAATCCATAAAATAGATAGAATATTTTTAATGCTACCATACCATAACCAGCACCACTGTTTCTAATAAAATTATGTATTCCATGAATATATGATTTTAATTGTTCTTTATTACTAATAGACATTAATTATATAAAATTTTATATAATTATTATTTTAAATATATGATAAATCAATTTTTTATAAATTAAATGTAGAAACCCATTCATTATTTATCAAGCATTCACATTCACTCCAAGCATTTACATTTTCTCTTTTTGATCTTTCATTTAAGTGTGTTAAAGCAAATTGGTTAAGTGAATAATATTTATTATTATATATTATTTTATTTTTATCTTTATTATATATACCCATCATTGTATTACCATTCATTTTATGTCTAATGTATTGTTTATCAATAAAACACTTTGACATATCGCGACAAAAAATATTATTTAATAAATAATATTATTACTTTTGTTATAAATAATTATATCACCATATAATTGAATTACTTTTTTTTAACCACGGATGATTATTATTATTATTATTGCTTTATTATTTATTTAATATCTTTATATATGTATAAACAAAAATATTTAAAATATAAAAAAAATATTTAGATTTTCAAAATTAATTTAATAATGTTATTAATTTAAAAGTGGTATTCAAATTCCTTTAGCTACATTAGCAATAATCATAGAAAAGTTACTATAATTAAACAACTAGAAAATTTTCTACATAATTTTGACAAATGTATTTAATCTTAAAAATAAAAGAAATTTAACGAATGAATATTATAATTATTTAATATTTATTCATAGTTTTCTCGTATTTCTACAATAATTCTTGTAATTTCTTCTATATCATTATTTATAATTATCTTATCTTCTTCTATTACAAATTGTTCACGAGGTATTTGAGGATATCCCACAGAGTAGTCAGGATTATCTGTATGATATTTTTCAAGCATATCATCTATACTCTCACTATTAATATTATGTTTTTTAAAAAAAGTTTTAGATAATTTAGGTAATAAATAAACATAATAAGGAGATATACCAATACATGCTATTTCCGGAATAATAGATTTACATTTATCATCTATAATATATACTTTTTGAGTTTTTAAAAAAGTTATTGTCTGTGTTGATGATAGAGTGCTATCATGATGATGGTCGGGTATATGGTAGATTAATTCTTTTGTACGAACGTTAAATTTAATTTGATAAAATAATCCTTTAACATCATATATCTCTTCAATATAATCAACGGTGTTAATGAAATAATCTAATGGATCACCACGAGTAGAATAATTTGCCGAATTAGAACTTAAAACTATAACATGTTTTATTAAACCTAGATTTTTTAAAGTTTTTATTTCTGTTAGGAGTTCTCTAATCCCTACTCTTAAACAATATGATTTAAGTATATCTTTTAATATATTATCACATTTTGTTTTAGGTATACCAACAATTTTTAAAACTCTATAAATAACAGAATAATATGGATGAAATGAACCAAGAGTTTCATCAAAATCAAAAAATAAAGTTCTATATTCTCCTTTAGCATCTACATTTATTTTATATTCTGATCTAATGACATTATTTACAGACACTTTCGTCTATTGAATTTTTTTAGGACTAGTCAATGGCAATACATAATTATCATCTTCTGTTATAATAGTAGGTAAATCATCTAAATATAATATGCTTCTTTTTACAACTGATTTTAAATGTTTTCTAATCGTGTTTATATTATCATTAGCTACATGAAATATAAGTTGTTCTAATGAGTTTGATCTATTAAATGTTAAAAAAGAAATTATATTAAAAATATTACAGTTTTGATTTCCTTCATTTTTACCTTTGTCATCATTGAATAAATCAACTATTACAGTTTTATCATCTTTTATATAGTTTATTATTGTATTCTTTTTAACTGATTTAATACATCTACTATAATTAGATGTATGCTCAGGTAATCCAAAGTATGTAATTAAAAATCTACTAATAAAATGATGTAAATCTCGTTTTTGATTTCTCACCACATCTACATCAGGTAATCCATAAAACTTCCTAATATCTATTGTAGAATATTCATCTAAATTTAACTTTAAAAATGACGGAAAATAAGTAATAGAAAAAAAAGGGATTTTATTAACTAATAAATTATAATTAAAAGAATTAGTTCCATATAATGTAGTTGCTGATAAATCAGATTGTATATCAATTAATTTTTTTTCAGTATATTCCATTATTATTTGTTTTGATGTTTTACGAAGATTTACTTCATTTAGATTAATATTTAAATTACGAATAGCCGATTCTATATCTATATCACGTTTAATAATTGGTTTAATTTTGTTAAACATATCTTTTTCTAAACCTAAATGTGTTATACCTAATGTATTAGATATAAATGAAAAAGTCGAACGGATTGGTGAATGAGTTCCCAGTATTTTAGTAATACATGATGAAATCATTTTATTAATGTATACTATTGATAATTCATATTTTAATATCTCTGATAAATTATCATAAATACGATCATCTATATCAAACCCTCTTATTTTGAATTTTTTAATAAAAATAAGTTCTTGTTCTTTACTCAAATGTTGTAATCTTAACAAATAAAAATATAAATAAATTAATGATAACGTGGATTTTAATGATTCGGTTCTATCTAATATAACTAAATGTGTATTTGGATGGTTAATGATAGATAATGGATCTATGCCATAATTTTCAAAATGAGGCAAATAATACTTTTCCATTAACTCATTTTGATCTATGAACCACTTTTCTGTTTCATCATAATATACATCAAATGGAATATTAGTTAAATATTTCAATTTCATATGTCTAATTATATTATCACTTGTCAATCTAAATAATCCTGATAATGGAAAATAAGTAAAATTAATATTTTTTGGATATATATCATACTCATTTAACAGTTTTTTTGTGCCTGGATCATTATAAAAAAGTTCCATATTAAAAACTAATTTAGCAGGACTTTCTCCTAAACAGACTACCAATGAGTTATCAGGTATATTTTTCAAACATGTTAATGACAAATAATACATACTATAAAAATCTTGCCAATAAATTGGTAAACATGGATTACTACCTCTACATAGTAGTGAATCTGGAGGGATTGTATTAACGGACGTTCCACATTTCCAACCAATGTCATCTGGCGATGAGGACTTACATAGTGGAGTTTTTTCACCAAGTATATAATGTGCTAGTAAATCGTCAAACAATGTAGGATCAGTCTCTAACATACTTGAAAGGTCAATGGGTCGTATAAAAGTTTGTTTTTTTAATACATTATACATATCTATTTTTGAGGATTCTTCTAATATGTTTATTAATGTAGTTATTGCTGTATCAACTTTAATTATAGCACTTGTTGTTTCTGTATCTTGTAGGTAAGGTATTTTTTCAAAGTTTAGTTCTTCTAATGCTTTTTGTGCTTTTTGTGCTTCTTGTGCTGATGGTTTTATAGATAGTAGTACATCTTTTGCTTTTTTCAGATATATATCGAATACACTTATCTTTTCTGTTTTTGCTGTTTCTATTGCTATGTTTAGTAATAGTATTGCTTTTTGTACTGCAGTTTCTACACTTGCTGCTTTATTTTTTTTTAATTTTTCTATTTTTTTTTTTATTTTTTTTTTTTTATCTTCTGTACTTGCTACCTCCGCATGTGCTGCTTCTACACTTGCTTCTTTTGCATGTGTCTCATTTCTTGCTTTCAATATTCTTTTTCTAATATTTTGTATTTGTGTATCTGCTGTTTTTTTTTTTTTTATTATTTTTTTTTTTTTTTTTTTTTTTTTTTTTTTTTTTTTTTTT